ACCAGTTCCTGCATATAAAATGATGCCAGAATGGTTTAAAAAAATTCCACAATTTATGGAAAATAAAGATCAATTTGGCGCAAAAGGTTTAACAGCCAAAAAATGTATGCCTTTACTCGATTCTATGTCGCTTGGATATATCATACCTTTATGGGGTGATGTTAATATCAGAACAAGTAAAGATGGCAAACTTATTGACGCTTCTAAAAATCCATATGGACCTCTTGTTGAATTTCATGGTCTTGAGCAATTAGGAAATAAAACGTCACCGACGTATCCTAGACCAGCAATAAAATTTATTAATCGTTGGGTTATTAAAACTGCTCCTGGATATTCAACATTGTTTATTCCACCAATTAATAGAATTGAACCAAGATTTACATGTTTATCTGGATTAGTTGAGACAGATAGTTATCCAAAAGAAATTAATTTTCCTGCGATCTGGCATCTTAATGATTTTGATGGTTTGGTTGAAGCAGGAACCCCTCTTGTTACTGTTATTCCTATTAAACGATCTGATACTGAAAAAATTGCTAAACCAAGAAAAATGACTGATAAAGAAAAAGAAAAAATAATTCAAATTCAAAATGCCCAAAAAGGCAGAAGACATGTTTATACCAATGAATTGAGAGGTTCTATAAAATGATTTCATGGTTTCGTAAAAAAACACCAACAATTTCCTTTAAGTCATTGTTTGGAAATTTTGCAATAACATCTCCTGTAGAATGTGCTAAAAAAATTGATTCAGAATGGCAAAGAGAATTATCAAAAAATAAAAATTTAAATAGATGTCCAGGTTTAACGGATTTTTATGATGCTGGTTATATTATTACTGCTCATTGCAATATACATATTAAAGCTAATAAAGCAGGAGTTATTTGCAAATTAGAAAATTTAAGTTCTAATCCAAATAGTCCATCTGATCAAAGGCTTTTGCAACCAACTCCAATGGATCCTTCTTTTGCTTCATCTATAGTATCTGATAAATCAGTTAAAAAAATTATATATAAAGTTCCATTACCATGGCACGTTTCAACAAAACAAAATTATTCAGCATATGTTTTACCTTCATATCTACATCATAATTTTAGTGATAAAATTTTTATATATCCAGGAATTGTTGATTATGATAAAGGGTTTGGTGTTATAAATTTTGTTTTTTCTCCATTGAAAGAATGCGATTTTACTATTAGAGTTGGAACACCATTGTTACACATTTTACCGTATAAAAGAGAAAAGTTTACAGCTGAATGCGATAAAGCTACTATTGAAGATTCAGATTTACATTTTTTTAATTATCCTTCTAGTGCAAGACAATACTATAGAAGACATTTTTGGTCAAAGAAAGAATACACAATGGAATGCCCCTACAAATATAAGGGAAAGGGATAATGGAAATTATATCTCCATTCCAAACTTTAATTTACAAAACAGAAAAATTAGAATTTTTAGAAACTGCTAAAACTGTTTCTTATGAATATATTCAAAGAAACAAAATAATTCAAGAAAATATTCACGACTTATATCCTGCAAGAAATACTGAACCTTTTAATCATGATATGAGATTAAAAGATTTTTCCAAATATGTTATTAACGCTGCATGGAAAATCCTTTATGATCAGGGTTATAATATGAACATGTTTAATACTGTGTTTCAGGCTATATGGTGTCAGGAGCATCATAAGTATTCTGGGCAAGATCAACATGTACATGGACATCTTGCTCAGATTGTTGGATTTTATTTTCTTGATTGTCCCAAAGATTGTTCCAAAATTATATTCCATGACCCCAGACAATCAAAAGTAATAAACAATTTACCAGAGGATTTTTCCAGAAAAAATATGGATTATACTTCCTTTAATGAACATATTTTTGAACCAACTCCTGGAACATTGATTTTATCAAATTCTTGGCTACCACATTCGTTTACTAAAAATGGCTCTGATGAACCTTTTAGATTTATCCATATCAATATTGGTGTAGCCCCCATGGGCGCTGTTCATAATACTTTTAATAATCAATCTATGCAAACTTTCCAATCTCCAGCTGAAATTATATGAAATATTCAATAAGATTTAACCAGACTAGAGGGCATCCTGGTAGAGGAACTTTGGAACATGTATGGAGGGTTTTTGAGGGCGAGCTTCCTGATAGAAAAGAATATTTGGTAAAACATATTAAGATAAATGTTCCTTGTGTCAGTGAAAGGGAAGGCGACCAATGGAATATTACCTGTGAAGGGGATATGCATATTGAAAAAGATACTTCCACAATCGTAATTAATTAGATCCTCTTGTACTATAAATAAATGAAAAGAGGATTTGCCAATGGCTGCAATAACAACTAGAGATCAATTTAAAGAATATTGCCTTCGTAAGTTAGGTAAACCTGTTATTGAGATTAATGTTGACGACGATCAGGTTGAAGATCGCGTAACAGAGGCTTTTAGCTATTATTGGGATTACCACTTTGATGGTGCCGAAAAAATATATTACAAATATCAAGTTACAGGAACAGATAAAATTAATCGTTACATAACAATGCCAGACAATATTATTGGTGTTGTTAATATGTTCCCTGTTGGCCAGGCTCTCAATACAAACAATTTGTTCAATATCCGTTATCAGATTGCATTGAACGACCTTTACACTCTCACATCTGTTTCAATGGTTCCATATTATATGGCTATGCAGCATGTTCAATTTCTTGAACAAATGTTAGTTGGACAACAACCATTAAGATACAATCGTATTATCAATAAATGTTATATTGATATGGATTGGAAAATTATTAATGAGGGAGATTTTCTTATTCTTGAAGCTTATCAGATTGTTGACCCCGAAGTTTATTCAAAGGCATATTCTGAACGTTGGATTCAAAATTATGCTACCTGTTTAATTAAACAGCAGTGGGGTTCTAATCTTACTAAGTTTACAGGTATGCAATTACCAGGCGGTATTAAGTTTAATGGTGAGAAAATTTATAATGATGCCACAGCTGAAAGATCAGCACTTGAAAAAGAAATGATTACAAGCTTTAGCTTACCAATAACGGATTTTATTGGCTGACGCACTATACTTTTTTACTAAATATTTTTTTAACAATATGATAAATGTAAACATAAATTATCAGTATAAGGCAGAATTAGCTTCTGCGCAGGGGGGCTAAGATTTCAACCAACTTTTTCTTTAATAATTTTAAATCATCACAAGAACAAATTCTTATTGAGAATTTGATTATTGAAGCTATTCGCATTTATGGCGAAGATATGTACTACGTTCCCCGTAAACTAAACAACTACGATTCTGTTTATGGCGCTGATGACCAATCAAGTTATGAATTAGCAATACCGTTAGAATTATACATTAAATCTGTTGATGGATTTTCTGGCGATGGTAACTTCATGTCTAAATTTGGTGTTGAAATAAGAGATCAAGTTACATTCTCTGTCGCCCAAAGAAGATTTAATGAAGATGTTGCAACCATAACAAATCAAATTAGGCCAAACGAAGGCGATATTATATTTTTCCCATTAAATCAAAAATGTTTTCAGATTAAATCTGTTTCTAAATTTGAAATGTTTTATCAAATGGGTGGACTACAAACATGGGAACTTACTTGTGAGAATTTTGAATATAGCAATGAAAAATTTATTACGGGTGTGCCTGAAATTGATTCATTACAAACTCATTTCGATACCAACCAAATGGATTGGGCTTTAAAAGATCAAGATGGTAATTATATTTTAACAGAAGATGGTAATTATATTGTTTTTGAAAATTCAAGTATGGAAAATTTAATGCCATCTGCCGATAATGCAGAAATACAAAAAGAGTCAGATAACTTTATTGACTTTACAACTATTGATCCATTCAGCGAAAGAATGATATAATGTATACTTATTTACAAATAATGGAGGTGTAACATTTTCGGACATACATTTTATTTTCAAACTATTCGCAAATATGTTATCCTTGTTGGTACTTTGTTTAACGATATTAAAATTACTAAATCAGATAGTTCTGGCAATCAAACTGCTTTAAATAATATTCCTGTTACATATGGTCCCAAAGATAAAATGTTAGCCAGAGTTATTCAAGATCCAGCTATTGCTAGGCAGTCAGCAACACTTACTTTGCCAATGATTTCATTTGAGATGGGGCAAATTAAATATGATGGGTCAAGAAAATTAAACACTATTGGTAAATCTTCTGTTAAAAACGCAGATAACAATAAAATGAATTATCAATATAATCCTGTTCCATATAATTTTGATTTCAAAGTTTATATTTACGCCAAAAACGCCGAAGATGGTACAAAAATAATTGAACAGATTTTACCTTACTTTACACCAGACTGGACAACTTCTGTTAAGTTAATTCCAGATATGGAAATTAATATGGATATTCCTATTATACTTAATAATATTTCTTATAGCGATAATTATGACAGCGATTTCAAAAATCGTAGAGCTATTATTTGGACATTAGATCTTATTTTAAAAGGCTATATATATGGACCAGTAAGAAAAGCTGGTGTTATTAAATTCGTTGAAACTAATTTTTATATTCCGGAAGTCGCTGATGGAAAACTTGCTGATGCAGTTGGTGTTACAGCTATTTCAGAAAGAGTTACTGTTCAACCTGGATTAACTGTAGGAGGCCAACCTACAAGTAACATTAGTAATACTATACCTTATAGAGAAATAAATGTCAATGACGATTATGGATTTATCACTCAAATATTTAATGAAGATGAGTTACAATGAGTCAAGAAAATAATAATGATCCGATTGGCAAAGCTTTAGGGTTGACGCCAATCGCTGCGCAAGATTCGGTTAAAAAAATAATTGCTGATGCTCACAATGATAGTGCTGGAGCTGATTTTGAATCAGCCAGATCGCATATTGTTTCTGTTATTGAAAATGGAACTGAGGCGATTTATAAGTTATCTGAAATAGCAGAAAGTTCACAAAGTCCAAGAGCATATGAAGTTCTTGGTAAATTAATGGATTCTGTAGTAAATGCTAATAAAGAATTATTAGAATTACAATCTAAAATTAGACAAATACAAGCAATCGATTCACCAATGAATGAAAAGGCACAAAATGTTACTAACAATTTATTTGTTGGATCAACAGCTGAGTTGCAAAAAGTTATATCTGATATGAGAAAATAATTTGAACGAGATAGATAATTTAAAAGGTTATAAAGGTAATATACTACTTAAAAAGTCTAATCAATCTATTGAATGGACTCCAGATCTTGTTCAAGAGTATATTAAATGCTCTCAAGATCCAGTATATTTTACCGAAACATATATGAAAATAATTAGCATAAATGAAGGTTTGATTAATTTCAAACTTTATGATTATCAAAAAACTATGTTAAGATCATTTGCTGCTAATCGTTTTAATATTATAACAACTGCCAGACAGGCTGGTAAGTCAACAACAACCTGCGCTTTTATTCTTTGGTATATTATATTCCATGCTGATAAAACAGTCGCGCTCCTTGCTAATAAAGGCGATACGGCCAGAGAAATTCTTGGTCGTATTCAGCTTGCTTATCAGCACCTACCTAAATGGTTACAACAGGGTGTTAAAGAATGGAATAAAGGTTCGTTTGAGCTTGAAAATAATAGCCGTGTTATAGCCGCTGCTACATCAACTGATGCTATTCGTGGTTATTCCATCAACCTTTTGTTTATTGACGAAGCGGCGTTCATTGAAAATTGGGATGAGTTTTTTACCTCAGTTTATCCTACGATTTCTTCTGGTAATGAATCAAAAATTATTCTTGTGTCTACGCCAAATGGATTAAACCATTTTTACAGTATATGGTTAAACGCCAATGAAAAAAGAAATCAGTATCAATATATTAAAGTTAACTGGCAAGATGTTCCTGGAAGAAATGAAGGGTGGCGTCAAGACACATTAGCTGCTATGAACTTTGATACTGAAAAATTTGAGCAGGAATATAATTGCGAATTCCTTGGTTCTTCCGGAACACTTATTGCAGGTTGGAAACTTAAAGAATTAGTCCACCAACCATCTATAGTTGATAGAGATGGATTGACACAGTATTATGCCCCAACAGAAGGGCATGTTTATCTTATGGTCTGCGACGTTTCCCGTGGTAAAGGACTTGACTATTCAGCTTTCCAGTTACTAGATGTAACAAAAATGCCATACCAACAAGCTTGTATGTATCGCAATAATTCTATTTCACCAGTTGATTATGCCGATGTTATTCATAGAGTTGCCAAAGCATATAATAATTCCTCTGTTTTAGTCGAAGTTAATGACATTGGTGAACAGGTTTCTCACTCTTTACATTATGATTTTGGATATGAGAATGTATTATTCACTGAAAATGCTGGTAGGTCTGGTAAACGAATAACTGGTGGTTTCGGTGGAACTAATGTAGATAAGGGCATTAGAACAACTAAAATAGTCAAATCTATTGGTTGTTCCATTCTTAAATTATTAATAGAACAGAACCAACTTATTATTAATGATTTTAATACAATTAATGAATTATCCACTTTCTCGAAAAGAGGTAATTCCTTTGAGGCTGAGTCTGGTAAACATGACGATTTGGTTATGTGTTTGGTATTATTTGCTTGGTTATCTGAGCAACAATATTTTAAAGACTATACGAATATTAACACCCTTATGTCATTGAGGGAAAAAACTGAAGAAGATATGGAACAAGATATGTCTCCTTTTGGCTTTTTTGATGATGGTAGGGGTAATAATTTTGATAGTGAACCTTTAGAGAAATTTGTGCCTGACAGTTGGATGTGGAATGTAAAGGAAGACTTTTAATAAATAAAATAAAATACTTTAATATATTCCACAAAAAGGAGAATTAATATGGCATTCCAATTAAGCCCAGGTGTAAATGTTTCCGAGATCGACCTAACAACAGTTGTTCCTGCTGTTGCAACTTCTGTTGGCGCCATTGCTGGTGTTTTTCGCTGGGGTCCAATCGGCGAAAGAATTCTTGTAGATACAGAAAATAGCCTTATAAAAAGATTCGGTAAACCAACCAGCTTTAATGCAGAAACATGGTTTACTGCTGCTAACTTCCTTTCTTATGGTAATTCTCTTTATGTTTCTCGCGCCGCCAATACAGTTTTTGGTTCTCCTGGAATTACATATTCAGCTGTTGGTGTTGCTGATGGTGGATCAATTGTTAACACTGCTAGCTGCATTGTAAAAAATGAAACAGATTATCAGTTAAAAAATGGAACTTTTGAATCTGGCGCTCTTTATATCGCCAAATACCCAGGAGCTCTTGGTAATTCTTTAAGAGTTGCTGTTTGTGATAATCAAACTTCTTACCAATCAAATGTTACTTTAACTAACTCTTTAGGATTTAAAATTGGTCAAAAAACAGCTAATACTTTAGATTTAACTTCTATTTCTAATTTTGCTATTGGCGACAAATTATTGGTTGGTAATAGTACAATTGGCCAACAATATCTGCAGATTGCAAATATGTTTACTGTTGGCGCTAATGCTGTTTATTTGTTTACAGAACCTTATAGATTACACACAGACTATTCTTCTACTAATATTGTTAGAAATTGGGAATTTATTAATGTAGTTGGTAATGCTCCAGGTACATCTGATTATGTTGCTGCTAATGGCAATACATCTGCTAAAGATGAAGTTCATATTGTTGTAGTTGATGATGGTGGTAGTTTTACTGGAATGCCAGGAACTATTCTTGAGGCTTATACTGGCCTTTCAAGAGCAACAGATTCTAAAACAAAAGATAACACTAGCAATTACTATAAAGATGTAATAAATCAAAATTCAGCTTATATTTGGTGGGCTAATGATAGAAGTAATGCTGCATCAGCTAATGCAATGAATGTTGCTACTTCTACAACTACTGCTCCAGCAGATATTATGTTCACATTAGGTGTTGATGGATATGACGAAACATCAACATATAATTTTGGCGCTGTAGCTGAAGCTTATAATTTATTTGCTTCCGCTGAAGATGTTGATGTTTCTCTTATTCTTCAGGGTCGTCCTCTTGGTGGCAATCTTGGAGGTTCTACAATAAACTTCCAACTTGCTAATTACATTATTGATAACATCTGCGAAACTCGTAAAGATTGTGTTGCTCTTATTTCTCCAGATAAAGGCGTTACATTAAATGCATTTGGCGCACAGTCAGATGGTCTTGTGAGATGGAGAAATGCTCTTCGTAGCACTTCTTATGCAGTAATGGACAGCGGATATAAGTATCAGTATGATCGTTACAATGATGTTTATCGTTGGATTCCATTGAACGGTGACATTGCTGGACTTTGCGTTCGCACTGATCAGACAAATGATGCTTGGTGGTCACCAGCTGGTTTCAATCGCGGTCAGATTAAGAATATCATTAAGCTTGCTTATAATCCAAATAAAGCAGAACGTGATGTTCTTTATTCCAAAAATATTAATCCAGTTGTAACATTTCCAGGTCAGGGAACTGTTCTTTATGGCGATAAGACCCTTCAAACTAAACCATCGGCATTTGATCGTATCAACGTTCGTCGTTTGTTTATTGTTCTTGAAAAGGCTATTGCTACTGCTGCAAAATATTCTCTCTTCGAGTTCAATGATGCTTTCACAAGATCTCAATTTAAAAATCTTGTTACACCATATCTGAGAAATATTCAAGGTCGCCGTGGTATTACTGACTTTTTGGTAGTATGCGATGAAACTAATAATACTCCTCAGGTTATCGACAGCAACCAGTTTGTTGGTGATATCTATATTAAACCAGCTCGTTCTATCAACTTTATTCAGTTGAATTTCGTAGCTGTTGCTACTGGTGTTCAGTTCTCCGAAGTTGTTGGCAAATTTTAATAAATAGAATAAAGACTCAAAAGGAGTAACAAAGATGCCATTTAATATTAATACGTTTAAGTCAAATGGTCTGGTATACGGTGGTGCCAGACCATCCCTCTTTAATGTTCGTTTATCAACACCACAAGGTATTGGTATCGACACAGCATCAACTCAGAAATTTGAATTCGTTTGCAGAACTGCTGAACTTCCTGCTTCGACTATCGGACAGTTTGAAATTCCTTATTTTGGACGTAAAATTAAACTTGCTGGTGATCGAGAATTTGGTGCATGGCAAGTTAATGTAATGAATGATGAGGATTTTTCTGTTCGTGCATTGTTTGAGAAATGGTCTAATGCAATGAATCGTTTGGTATCGAATGTTCGTGATCCAAATGTTTCTTCTGAAAATTACAAGTCAGACTTGTCTGTTATTCAATATTCTAAGGATGGTTCTGTAATTAGATCTTACAATATTATTGGAGCTTTCCCAACTGAAATTGGTGGTATCGCTCTTGATTGGGATACAACTAATAATATTGAAACGTTCCCAGTATCATTTTCATACGATTACTGGACTCCTGGCGTTGAATCTTCTTCTAAGAGCGCTGGCGGTGTTAATGTTTATGGTGGAGATACTGTTGTAGATGGTCCACTTGGCCCAGGCTAAAAATAAAAAAATTAAATGATGTAATAGGGGAGAATTATATTCTCCCCACTTTGGAGATATAAATGGCAGAATTATTCGGATTTGAATTCAAAAAAAAAGATCAGGTTGATAAGGTAACATCATTTGCTCCAAAAGAGTCGGATGATGGCGCAGTAGTTGTTGCAGCTGGTGGTTCATTTGGTACTTACGTTGACCTTGATGGTACAGTAAGAACAGAAGCAGAGCTTGTTACCAAATATCGTGAAATGGCATTACAGCCAGAATGTGATGCAGCCGTTGATGAAATTGTTAATGAAACAATGTCTATTGACGAAGATCAAATTGTAACTATCAATTTAGATAATACTAAAATTTCAGATAATATTAAAAAAGTTATTCGTGATGAATTTCAATCATGTTTAAGAATTTTAGATTTTAATAAACACGCTTATGACATTTATAGACGTTGGTATATTGATGGACGTTTATACTATCATGTTATTGTCGATGAAAATACGCCCAGAGAAGGCATTAAAGAAGTTCGATACATTGATCCACGTAAAATTCGTAAAGTAAGAGAAATCGCAAGAAAGAAAATTAATTCAACTGCTGCCAGCGGCGATGCTATGGTAACTAAAACTATCAATGAATATTATATTTTCAATGATAAAGGATTTAGTTATGGTAATAAAACTACAGGTCCAGCAACATCTGGTTTAAGAATTGCCAAGGATTCTATTCTTCATGTAACATCAGGATTAACTGATAACCAAGGCACAATGGTTTTATCATATTTACATAAAGCTATTAAGGCATTGAACCAGCTACGTACTCTCGAAGATGCTCTTGTAATTTATCGTCTTGCTCGTGCACCAGAACGTCGTATTTGGTATATTGACGTTGGTAATTTACCTAAGATTAAAGCTGAACAGTATGTACGCGACATTATGGTTAAGCATAAGAATAGATTAATTTATGATGCATCTACTGGTGAAGTTAGGGATGATCGCAAATTCATGACGATGTTGGAGGATTATTGGCTTCCTCGTCGTGAAGGAGGAAGGGGTACAGAGGTTACCACGCTTCCTGGCGGTCAAACACTTGGCCAAATGGATGATGTTCTTTATTTCCAAAAGAAATTTCTACAAACACTTAACGTTCCAGTTTCAAGATTAAACTCTGATGCTCTATTTTCAATTGGCAGAGCAACAGAAATTACCAGAGACGAATTAAAATTTGGGCGTTTTATTATTCGCCTTCGTTCAAAATTTTCTCAATTGTTTTTAGCGATTATGGAAAAACAATTGGTATTAAAAGGTATTATGACTATTGAAGAATGGCATGATTTAGTACATGATGTTAGATTTGATTTTGCCAAAGATAATTATTTTACTGAGTTAAAAGATAATGAAATTGCAGAAGCAAGAATTAACCTTGCTCGTAATTTTCAAGATATGGCTGGTAAATATTACCCACACAGCTGGATTCGTAAAAATATTCTTAAACAGTCAGATGATAAAATTGTTGAATATGACGCTCAAATTAATGCTGAAAATGCAACTCAGGAACCACGTTGGATTAATCCAGCAATTGAACAAAATGTTCAAATGATTGCTCAACATAATTCTGAAATGCAACAAGGACAAGGCGAACAACAACAACAAACTCCTGAAGAATCTAATAAGTATGAAAAAGTTAGACAGGCATTAGTTACAGTAGATCAGATGAAGAAAAAAGGTAACAATAGAAATATGCAAGATGAATCTGCTTATAAAAGAGCAGTACAAATTGTTGCTAAAAACCCTGATATTGTTAAACAAATGTCTAGCGCACCAAACCAAGGATAATTGATATGACAGATAATTATAAATATGAATTACAAGATTTAGTTTCAACTGCTTTGGAACAAAAACCTGTAGAATTTGAACAAGCATTTAATGATCTTATTGTTGATAGATTACAAGCTGCTGTTAATAATAAAAAAATACAGATTGCTCAACAGATGTATGGTTATGATCAAAATGAGTCAGAAGATACAGAATAATTAAAGGAAAAAAAATGGCTAAAGATCTTAAGACAATTTTAGCTGGTGTTAAGTCCAGCAAGAAAGAAAAGATGGACTTATCTGACTGGGAAAAGTCTAAAGATGGTCAGGCTTTTGCTGCAAAACATGAGATTGAAAAACACGCTGATCGTGTTGGTAATACAGATGATACATATAAAGGGAAAACAAAAGAAGCTAAATTTCCTAAACAAAAAGAATCTGTTTATGAATCATCAAAAATGAAATGTGAATCATGCGGAAATATGTATGAAGAAGGTGATTCTTGCGGTTGTGGTGCAATGAACAAAAAAGGTTCTAAAAAACTTCTCCTAAGCGGTAAAAAAGGTTTAAGTGAAGTATTATCTAAGTCAACAACTGCTGGCGAAACTATTTCTGATTTTGTCCATTCAAAGAATCCAAAGTTTGCAGGTAAATCAACTAAAGAGCGTCAACGTATGGCTCTTGGCGCTTATTATGGAATGCATCCTGAAAAGTCAAAGCTAAAAGAAGAAGCTGAAGATAAACAATATATTAAAACAGTAAGTCCAACTGGTGCAGTAGACCACAAAGAAGTTCATTCTTCTAAAGCATATGATGCTCTTAACTCATTTAAAAAGCGTGGTTATAAAGCTACAATAGTTAGCAATAAAACTGCTCCGGTAAAAGAAGAAGCTGATTATGAGTTTGATATGGCTCGTAATGAGTTAGCAACAGCTGGTCGTGCTATTGCTCGTTTAATGCAACATCTTAAAGGCGAAGGTCAGTTAGAAGCTTGGGTCCAATCAAAAATTACAAAAGGTTCTGATTATCTTGACACCGTTGCTGATTATCTTGATTCTAAAATGAATGAAGATCTTGCAATGCCGATGCTTGAAGATGGCAAAAAGAAAAAAGGCAAGCCAAAAAAAGAAGAAAAAGAATCAGCACCATCAGATGGTCAAGTTGATTTAACTTCCGGAAATTACCCTTCTGGTAATATTGGTGATACGGGGAGAGTATAATGGCAGCAATAATTAAGCCAATTGGCAATACATCAAGTTGTAATACTTCAACTTTTAGTTCTTATGCTAACAGTACTTTAGTAAAAATGACACTTGCAGATTCAACATCAGTTTTAGCTGTAATTACATGCAAAGACTCAACAAATACAACAATCAAATGGTCTGTGTCTATTGTAGGTGGAGAAAGTTTTATCGTAGAAAAAGGTAAAACGGATATTATAACGTCAAACCACTCAGGTGTTTCTTTGGCGGCTACGCCAGTAGCTTACAAAAATTAAGAGAAAAAAATGAAACTCATTACAGAACTAACAGAAAATGTTGAATATCTTTTCGAAGCAAAAGAAAGCGGCGAAAAAGATCATTACATTCATGGTATTTTTCTTCAAGGAAATATGAAGAATCGTAATGGTAGAATTTATCCAATTCATATTTTGGATAAAGAAGTAAACCGTTATGTTAATGAAGTTGTAAAACCAAGCAGAGCATTTGGCGAACTTGGTCATCCTTCTGGCCCACAAATTAATCTTGATAGAGTTTCTCATATTATTACTGAATTAAAAAAAGATGGGCATAATTATATTGGTAAGGCAAAACTTACTGACACCCCAATGGGTAATATCGCCAAAGGTCTTTTAAAGTCTGGTGGTAAAATTGGTGTTTCTTCTCGTGGTATGGGTTCTTTAAAAACTGGTAAAGATGGTGCTATGGAAGTGCAGCCTGATTATCGTTTGGCGACAGCCGCCGATATTGTTGCTGATCCTTCTGCGCCACAAGCTTTTGTTGAGGGTATTATGGAAGGAGTTGAGTGGATATACGATCCAGTTAAGGATACTTGGTTGGAAGAAAAAATTCATAATATTAAAAAGTCCATAAAGAAAATGAGAATGAGCGAACTTGAAGAACAAAGATTAGCTATTTTCGAAGATTATATGGTTACTTTAGCATCAAATAATAAATTAATATAAATAAAATTAAATTCTATTAAAGGAGACTTTTCTAATGGCTAATAGAGAAACTAATTCTGATCTTCAAGAAATTCTTAGAACTTCCTTAGAGGAAGCTAAGAAGAAAGCTCGCTCTAAGAAACGCGAAGAAGAAGAGGAAGAAGAAGAGGAAGGCGAAGAGGAAGAAGAAGAGGAAGAAGAGGAAGGTTCTAAACATCGTAAGATGGAAGAAGAAGCTGATCTTGATGAAGAAACATCTGCTGCATCTTCTCTTAAGCCAGGAGCTCGTTCTATCTCTGACGCAAAAGCTCTTACCAAATCAAAAATTGGTATGATGACTGGCATGATGCACATGATGAATGCTATGGGCAAATCAGACATGGTTGACTTTTTCAATAAGGTCCAGTCACTTTATGGTCCAAATAAAGATTGGGGCGTTGGTAATAATTCTGGATCAAATCAAAATTCAATTGATATGAACCCATCTCATGCTGTTGCATCAAAGGGTCCAAAAACAAAAATGGCAATGCCAAAGCTTAACGTAAAAGAAGATCTTGATGCTATGTTCGATGGCCAAGACCTTTCTGAAGAATTTAAGGATACAGCTTCAACATTATTTGAAGCCGCTATTAACGCTCGCTTGATTGCTGAGCAGGCTGCATTAGAAGAAGCTTATGAGAATAAGCTCAACGAAGAACTCGCTATTTTCCAAGAACAAGTAACAACCAAGCTCGATACATATCTTGATTATGTAATTGAGAATTGGATTAAGGAAAATGAAGTAGCTATCGAATCAACACTCCGTAACGAACTCGCAGAAGAGTTTATGGAAGGATTGAAAAACCTGTTTGCTGATCATTACATTAATGTACCCCAGGAAAAGGTTGATGTTCTTGAAGCCCTTGCCGAAAAGGTTAGCGCTCTTGAAGAAAAACTTGATGAAACAATTACTGAAAATACTGAATTGAAAAATTTCGTCTCAGAAGTTAATTTGAAAGGAATTTTCGAAGAAATTTCTGTAGATCTTGCACTAACTCAACAAGAGAAGTTTTATAATTTAGTTGAAGGTATTGAGTTCAATGGTGATTTTGACACTTATAAAAAGAAGTTGATGATCATCAAAGAAAACTACTTCAAGTCTGAAAATACTTCATATTCTTCAAACATTGAAGAGGAAACATTTGAGGGTGATGTCTCAACAACTAATGTACACGTTGATCCAGGCGTTAATCGTTATGTTCAGGCTATCTCTAGATCAATTAAGAAGTAATTTATATAAATAAATTGAAATAATTTTAATAACCCGAAAGGAAAAATAAATGTATCTAGCTGAGGAAATTCAAAATAAGTGGGCTCCAATCCTTGACCATGACGCTCTTGGCGTCATTAAGGATCAGCACCGCCGTTCCGTAACTGCAATCATGCTTGAGAACACCGAGCGTGCTCTCAACGAATCTGCTGCCCATGGACAGTATCAGTCCATTATGGAAACTAGCTCTTCCACACCAGCCAACTTTTTTGGTTCTTCGAGCTCAACTGCTGGTGCTGGTGGTATTGATACTTTCGATCCAGTATTAATTTCACTGGTTCGTCGTGCGATGCCTAACCTTATGGCTTATGACATCTGCGGCGTTCAGCCAATGACTGGCCCAACTGGTCTTATCTTCGCAATGCGTTCGCGTTATGCCAATCAGGCTGGCGACGAAACATTCTACAACGAAGTTAACACCTCCTTCACTGGTGCTGGTGGTCTTACTAGTGTTGATGCTAATAACTTCGGTCTTGGTTTCAAGGGAACTATCCCAGGTGCAACCAATACAACTCCATTAACAGCTACTAACACCTATAACACTGGTGCTGGTATGACTGTTGCACAAGGCGAAGCTCTTGGCAATGATTCTGGTAATACTTTCCCACAGATGGCTTTCTCGATTGAGAAGGTAACTGTAACTGCTAATACTCGCGCTCTCAAGGCTGAGTATACAATGGAATTAGCCCAGGATCTTAAGGCAATTCATGGTCTCGATGCTGAAACAGAATTGGCAAACATCTTGTCTGCTGAAATTCTTGCTGAAATCAACCGTGAAGTTGTTCGTACCATCAACATTACTGCTAAGGCTGGCGCTCAGGACAATACAACTACTGCTGGTATATTCGATCTTGATACCGACTCAAACGGTCGTTGGTCAGTTGAAAAGTTCAAGGGACTTATGTTCCAGCTTGAGCGCGAAGCTAATCAAATTGCCAAGACTACTCGTCGCGGTAAGGGTAATATCGTTATCTGTTCTTCAGACGTTGCTTCTGCATTACAGATGGCTGGTGTTCTTGACTACGCTCCTGCTCTTAACTCAAATCGTTTAGAAGTTGATGATACTGGTAACACTTTTGCTGGTGTTCTCAATGGTCGCCTCAAGGTCTATATCGATCCATACGCTCTCGGTGGTAACTACCTCACAGTAGGTTACAAAGGTTCGTCAGCATTCGATGCTGGTCTCTTCTATTGCCCATACGTTCCACTCCAGATGGTTCGTGCAGTTGATCAGGCTACCTTCCAGCCTAAGATTGGTTTCAAAACCCGTTATGGTATTGTAGCCAACCCATTCGCTGAAGGTACTAACGTAGGCGCTGGTCGTTCTAATACAATTAGCACCAACAATTATTATCGTCGTGTGATCGTCAACAATCTTATGTAGTCACTATACTTTTTTAGTTTGTTTACTAAAAAAGCTCGATAGTATTGATTAAATAAACCTAGAGGGGCAACTCTCTAGGTTTTTCTTTTAAAAGAAAACAAAACCTAAATACTTTTGAACTTGCTCAATGAAGGCATAGTACACAAGACGGTTTCAAGCCGCAAACTTGGGGAGCTTCGGCTCCCCTTTTTTTTATATAAATAGTTGAAAGGAGTTGATGTTAATGACTGCTATTGATAATACGCCAGAGAATAAAAACTTTCTCAGTCCATTAAATTTTAAATTCCATATTAAAAAATCACCACACGTTAATTTTTTTACTCAGAAAGTTAATATCCCGTCAATACGCATTCCTGAAAAAAATATATCAAATCCTTTTGTAACTATACCTTATTCTGGTGATCACATTAATTATGAACCATTAGAAGTTACTTTTAAAGTAGATGAAAATTTACAAAATTATCTTGAAATACATAACTGGTTAAAGTCCCTTGGTAAACCACAGAATTTTGATCAATATGCAGAGTTAGCAAAAATACCTTCGTATACTGGCGATGGTATTATTTCTGATATATCTGTTGTTGTTTTATCAAGCTCTAAGCTCGCTAATTATGAAGTAACATATGTAGACTGTTTTCCAATTTCTCTTTCAGGATTAGTTTTTAATACTACTCCAGGAGATGTAAATTATATGGAAGCCACTGTTTTATTTAAGTATACTTATTATAATATCGATAAAATCGTTTGACATTATTAGAATAATATAGTATATTATATTATTGACTATGTTGAGGGTGATATGAAAATCGAAGATATTTTTGAAGAGTGGAATAAAGATTCGAATGTTGATAGGACTGAGCTTGGAGATGAAGCTCTTAAGATTCCCAAACTCCATCACAAATATTTTCAGATATTTTCAAACGAAAAATTATTACTTCGTAAATATGAATCTGAAATGAAAGTTCTCAAATTAGAAAAATATGAATTTTATACCCAAGGGCCAAACGAAGAAACACAAGCTAAGGGTTGGGCGCTTCCTGCCAAAGGATTAATTTTAAAATCTGATATACCAATGTATATCGAAGCTGATAAACATATTATAGAGTTATCATTAAAAATAGGTTTACAACAAGAGAAAATTGATTTGTTGGAATCGATTATTAAAAGTCTAAGTAATAGAGGATATAATATTAGAGCTGCGATTGATTTTCTGAAATTTACTATGGGAGCATAATGGAAACTATACGTATTGAAAAAATAGACGATATATATAACAAAATTTATTGTGAGCCTAGCATTGGTTATGAATTGAATGATTATTTCACATTCGATGTTCCTGGCGCTAAATTTATGCCAGCTTTTAAAAATAAATTTTGGGATGGTAAAATAAGATTGTATCAAGTTTTAACTGGATACATTTATGGCGGACTTAACAAATACGTAGAAGAATTCGCTAAAACAAGAAACTATGAAATTGAATATATTTCTGATTTTTCAGCTGATGAGTTTTCTCTTAAAGAAGCGCACGATTTTATAACTACTTTAAATATACCTGAAAAGTTTGAACGTCGTGATTATCAAATTGATGCATTTGTTTATGCTATACGTAATAGACGAGCATTGATGCTTTCACCAACCGCATCGGGCAAGTCATTTATAATCTATCTTATTACGAGGTACTATGCTAAACGCACTCTTATTATTGTTCCAACTACTTCTTTGGTCAGTCAACTTGCTTCTGATTTTGCCGACTATGGCTTTAAATCTGATAAGTACGTACATAGAATTTATGCAGGACAAGATAAACAAACAGATAAACCAATCACAATCTCAACATGGCAGTCGATTTACAAACTTCCTAAAGAATATTTCGAACAGTTTGATGTGGTCATAGGCGATGAAGCGCACTTATTCAAAGCTAAAAGTCTTACAAGTATTATGTCTAAGCTTTGCAGCTGCCCATATCGTTTTGGTTTCACTGGTACTCTTGACGGAACTCAAACTCATAAACTGGTATTAGAAGGTTTATTTGGTGCTGTTAGAAAAGTAATTTCTACTGCTGACCTTATCGATCAAAAACATCTATCTCAATTTAAAATTAAAGCCATTGTTCTTTCTTATCCAGATGAGGTAAGAAAGTTAATATCTAAAATGGATTATCAGGCAGAAATCGATTATCTTGTAAGGTTGGAGCAACGTAATAAATTTATACGTAATCTTGCTCTGTCATTAGAGGGAAACACATTATTATTATTTCAATTCGTTGATAAACATGGTAAACTATTATACGATAATTTAAAAAAAGAAACATCCCTCCCAGTTTATTATGTTTCAGGAAAAGTTGAAGGAGAAGAACGTGAAGAAATTCGTAAAATTGTGGAAACAGAATCAAAATCAATTATCGTTGCTAGCTATGGAACTTTCTCCACAGGTGTTAACATTCGTAATCTGCATAACATTATATTCTCTAGTCCTTCGAAATCCAAAATTCGAAATCTTCAATCAATTGGTCGCGTCTTACGTAAGTCAGAGTCTAAAGATAGCGCTACTCTTTATGACATCGCAGACGATATGAACTGGAAAAATAAGAAGAACTATACCTTGCTCCATTTTATGGAGCGCATTCGCATATACAATGAGGAGAAGTTTGAATATAAGATATATAACGTATCAATTAATATTCAATAAGGTACAAAGTAATTATACTACAGTTAGCAAAAAAGTCAAGAGGTAAATTATGGCAAAAGTGAAAAATTATATCAATAACAAAACTTTATATGCATCTATGGTTGAACATAGAGCCAAATTAAAAGAAGCTATTGATAATGAAAAATCAAAACCACAAGTTTCCAATTATATTGGACAATCAATTTTGTTGATTTGCAACAATCTTGCTAAGAAACCTAATTTTTCTGGTTATACATATAAACAAGAAATGATTTCCGATGGAATAATCGACTGTATTGCTGCCGTGGATAATTTTGATCCAAATAAAACAAACAACCCTTTTGCTTATTTTACTCAGATTGCATGGAATGCTTTTATTAGAAGGATTCATAAAGAAAAAAAACAAACATATATAAAACATAAGAATTTTGAAAACAGTTTCCTTATGAATTCATTATGGCAAGATTCTGATAATATACATTTAAAAACAAATGAATATTCAGATGAAATGGTTAGATCATATGAAAGTAAATTGACAAAAATTAAAAAACCTAGTAAGCTAGTAGGTGTAGAAAAGTTTTCCGGAGAAAAAAATGAAGAATGAACATTTAGTACCTGTTAATGTTGTTGATCTTGTTACTAAGATTAACGATAAAAACCTTCATGAAAATGAACGAAACAATTATGTTCTTCGTTTAGAAGCAAC